TAGGCTCGTGGATCATCTGGGAGAAATGTGGCGCCTACACGTGCGCCGCCACTACTCGGTTCAACGGCATACCGTTCAATTCTAGAGAAGTTATTGTAATTGCATAATATCACGTTTCATTGCGTTATTTCTTCGTCTCGTTTCTGAAATTTTCTTCCTATGTTCTTCTGAAAACACTCTACCTTTCTGCGCCTCAGATATTCTCTTTTTGGTTTCTTCGGAATGCGTTCTTCCGTTGGGACCTTTATGAACTTCTGACATTTTTCGGCGAGTTTCTTCGGATGGTGTGCACCCTTCACCCCCATTAGTAAGATTGTATCCATGCGGACTTTGTGTATTGAATTCATTTATAAATTCAACTTCTTTTTTATTGAGTTCATCATCCGTGCAATTGTCCGAACTCCATAAAACTTCGATAGAGAAGAATTCTTTACCATGTTTGGTAATGGCGTTTCTTAAACAAATACAATTTGAACTTTTTCTAAGATGTTGCTTAAATCTTTGTTCTATAGGTTTTCGCGTTTGACCTACATAACACTTCCCATTGACTTTGTTCCTGATCAGGTATACCCATCCCATCCTTACCTTGGGCTGGAAAAATAATTGGGAATCCCAAGACGCGTCCTGAGGGTCCGACCCACTCCTCATATATATACATATATATCTAAGGGGTAAGTATATACTTTTTTCATTACCAATTTCATTTTCTCTATACACTCTTTTTGGGAATTCCAATAACTTTCCCATCTACGACCTGAAGCCCGTAAGGTGCGAGAGTTTCCGCATTCACCTTTGTTTTGGGTCGCATATGTGCATCACACCATGAAAAGTACTTCGAGGCAAACTCCCTGATTTCGATAGGCTCCTGGGGACTCCATGTCATGAGAAACTCATCCATATCTTTCCTTGATATTCGTCTTATCTTTTTAAAGGAAATTCACAAGCATATTCTTGAGTTGCGTCTTTCCGGGCCATGTATCTACAAACTCCTTGACCACGTCACGCATACCAAACATGAAATCAGGGCCATCGTCTGGAATCTGACCATCCCACGAATTTTCGTTTAGGTTTACAAATTGTTCGCAGTAAAGCCACGTATCATACTCGCCAAACCCTTCATAGTCTCGAGGGAAGTGTTTTATCATGACGTGATTCACAAAGAGTTTGATAAACTCGTCGATCTTTACAATGCGTACTGGTTCTTCCTTTGTTTCTTTGACCCATATTTCGTTTTTGGATCGGTTTGGCCTGACGAAACATACATTCGCCTGGTCTTTGAACACTTGCGTGAAGAACCAAGGCGCCACAAATCTCTTTGGCGTCTCTGGACTGGGGGCCTCTGGCTTCGCCCACTCTACGGAGTCCAGGCACCTCAAAGACGCCTTGACGGGTTCTTGAACCTCTCCTGGGGTGGCACGGACGAATTTCCATTCGGCTGGACGATCACACGGGTTCTTGCGGGCCAAGTGTTTCCTGAGGTCGGTGGTCCAGTATGGATTCGTCGAGAAGTCCTTGCTACACTTGGGGCAGACCCGGGCCATCCTTTACACTGGGCTGGGAAAATAATTGGGAATCCCAAGACGCGCCACGATGGCCTGGGGTCCGCCAAAGTTCAACGACCGGCCAATAGTTGTAGAGCTGTAACACCGTACCCACCGACGAGACTCACGACATTCGTCATTGCAGAATCAGAGACCCATCGGAGACCTCGACACGTTGGTGAATTCCAACTGAAAATTGAGGTCCAGAACCCAGCACACTGTGTGAAGTACATGTACTCGGCCATGCACCTCACGATGTGAGACCCTATAAGAACAGTTAAAACTTTGATGAAAGAGTTCATATAAGGACACAAAACGTATAAACTTTAATGGAAGACCTCATCGGTCTCGCATACTTCACTGTCATCTTCACGACGTTTGGACTCATCACAGGCGCATGTCTCATGCGTCGGCTCGATGACTTGGCACGTGCAATTGATGATGCAGATAAGAAATACATTGACTAGAAAAATATGGTCGAGACACTTGGACTCGTGTCAGGGGCACTGAGTGCTCTTTCAATTGTACCCCAAATTTATAAGAATATACGATCGGGGTCATCGACTGATATTAGCACACACACAATAGTGTGTGCGTACGTAGCCCTTAGTCTCGGAACCATCTATGGGTTTATGATAGACCACGTGGCGGTATATGTAAGTGACTTGACGATAATAGGGTTGTATATGGTTCTTCACGGGGTCAAGATTTGGAATGATAGGCGGGCGGGGGCGGACTCGGTTGAAAACCGAGTCCTGTACACCCCAGAGACGCCATGGCCTCCAGACACTTATGGCTCAAACGGTCAAGTTCGCAACCATCCCCGTGAAGTACGCACCGAAACGAAAGATGATCGACTTTTCACTGCCTCAGTGGAAGTACAAGTTCACTGAGACGTCGAATGAGGACGTCCTCTCGTGGGTCCGTCAGGTGTACCAGTCAAAGACGTTCAAGACGCAAGCCGAGTTTAACAAGGCGTACGACGAACGTGATACATACATGCTCCGCTGGGACAACAAACCCATGGTTCTCACAGCGGAAGATGTTTCGAATTTTGGAGACGAATTGTGTGGGGAGCAAGGGGTGGAAGGGGCAGACAAGTGGCTGAACAAGATGAAGGCGTTTCTCGAGACGGGGGAAAAGGTTATTTTCGTGTACTAGGACCCGGGCTTCGCCGCAACAGACCTTGCAAAAAGGGACCTTCGGTTCCGTCCTTTTTTCAAAGTCTATATAAATGAAGACAGCCATTATCATTTTAGCACTCGTCATTGTCCTCTTCCTTGTCTGGGACCGTTCCCGTGCCGCGCCTCGCACCAAGACGGCGTGTCCCACGGGGTACGTTCCGTCTCCAGTGAACAGTACATGGGCTGGCTGGAGCTATAACTGTCTTCCAGACGGTATTGAGTCGTCTCTCGTGGGTATTCCATCCGATACCTACGTGCGTCCCATTACGACCATTTACGCCCCAATCATCAGCGACACGGGCCGCGCCCAGAGTCTGATGATGGGAACGCCCGCCAAAACCCTTGAGTTCCCTCCTCAGCACGACCGCGGTCTTTTTCCTCCAGTATAAATAAATGAAGAACGTGTGGATCGCTTTGGCCGTCCTCGTTGCCCTTGTGCTGTTTCTGAGACGCACAGGCTCCGGCTTTGAGCCGCCCAAGTATATCACCGAGGCCTTTATCGGTCTGTGCCCTCCAGGGCAGATGCCTGCGTCATACACGGCCGCTGGCGGTGACTGCGTCCCCTACTACTTTTGACACGTTTGCATAAGAGCATGAAACTCCTTCGAGAGTTTTATGTGCCAAGGAAACAGCACAGACGTTGCAAAGATAGCTGAATACACGCTTACGCACAAACCAAACACTGGAACCCAGCGAAGGACGTCGCGCCGTTTTTCGCTCGGTTCAATGAGTTCTTGTTGGGACTCTGGGTCCATGTATATGTAGTTTTAAGAAAACTTATTACCGAGACATCATTCGCCGCGTGTTGTTCATGATGTTGGCGGCTTTCATCCCATTGGGACCACCCGCCATCTTGGCAAATATATCACCCATCTTGTCCCACTTGCTCATAATCTTTCCACGGGTCATGGATGCCGAGTACATGTTCGTACCCGTCTTGAGCGTGTTCAGAAGCGCCTTGATCTTGCCCTGCTGCCGCTCGAGTTCCTGGATCGTCATTTTAATTTTATACAAGAATATAAATGCCAAGGAGGCCTCGGCATACGGTGGTGACCCGGCGGTGGCCTGAGCGATACTTTACAGGTTTGAGTAAGGCGTTGAGACTCGCCCGAGAGAAGGAACTCTTGAAGAGGAGGCGTACACCCTACTCGAAACTGCGTCTGGGAAAGTCGAACGTCGGAGGAACGAAAAAGAAGTCAAAGTGGACGCAACAATTTCACAAGGTGTACCCAGGTCTCAAGTTCAATAAAGAGGCTATTGCGCGTCGAACAGGGATTAGTCGCTCGACGCTCAACACCGTGTATAACCGCGGTCTGAAGGCATGGAAGACGGGTGGATCCCGTCCAGGTGCGACGGCACATCAATGGGCGGTCGCGAGAACATATAAATACATATTACTCACAAAAAAGAAAGCTCCTAAGAAGTGGTATGCGACTCGGTTTGATCCTGATGCAAACTTGCGGCGCTAAGAAACCACCCAACACCAACACCTGCACCCACGAGCCCCGTGAGGCTCAGTGTTCCAAGAGAGATTGCAGTGTAAAGACCCCTCATGTTTCCTTTTATCACATGTGGAGTTTTTAAGCAACGGTGCGCTTCCGCTTAAGTGTCGTGGCGCGTGCAGAAGACTTACGGGTCACCGAGACACGAGCAGGTGCGCTTCTCGGGCGGGT